GAGGGGTAGATGGCACACAGAAAAGGAACCTTCAACATCTTCGACGCACAGGCGCGGAACAAGGAACACGCCGCTGCTGCCAAAACCGCTGCCAAGCCCAAGACTCCCGCGAAGGCCAAGAAGCCCGCTGCGAGGATCTCTACCGCGAAGACGCGTACCCCAAGGCCGATCCCCAATGACAAGAGGAAGCTCGGCTCGAAAGAACGGAGTCTCTTAGGGTGATGGCTGAAGTCTTTGCAGGAGTGCAGACGGGTTACGCGGACCCCACGATGCGCCACGCCTCGGGACAGTCCGAGACACAGGATGCCTCTGCCTTCACGTTCGCCGGCGCACAGGACGCTGATCCCACGGGTACCCTGACCCTCGTGAACTACCTCCGACGCTACATGGGTGAGACTACCTTTGGCGCGGAGTTCACGGACGATAAGGTATGAGAATCTCGATCAAGAAGGGTGTCCGCATACGGGCCATGCAGCCCTCGTGTGTCCTCGGTATCATCCTCGCGGGTGGGGTCTACGAGGCCTACGGGATGCCCGAGATGGTGGTCACCTCGATCTGCGAGGGGCACCACAAGCGGGGCTCTGCTCACTACACCGGCAACGCCTTCGATCTTCGGATTTGGGGTGTAGGTGCTCCCGAGGAACTGGTACGAAACCTGAAGTCCGTTCTTGAGGAAGAGTTCGACGTCGTCCTTGAGAAGGACCACATACACGTCGAGTACGATCCGAAGAGCGCGTGATGGGACTTACTGAACACCAGGCGAAGCAGCTACACGCGGCACGGAAGCACTCCAGTATGCGGGAGAGTGCTATCCGAGCGGCGATAGGAGTTAAGGGCGGCTTGAAGCACCTACTCCCGGAGTTCACGATCACGATACCCGAGGGCGAGGACACCCCGAAGTTTCGGGAGCACTATGACGGGATGGAGTGGGAAATGGCTTGTCAACGATGTACCAAGAAATCCTCGACCTCTTACCACGAGGGCAAGCTACTGTGTCGATCTTGTATCGATTATGCCCAAAGTGCGAGTGGCCGGTGAGCCTAGACCCGTGCCCCTACTGCGATTATTTTGAGAGAAAACATGACGAAGCATCGGCTCGTGATAGAGCACGACGACGAAATACAGCTTGCCTCGATAGAACGCGAATGCGAATGCGAAGTCTGTTGTCATTTACAGGCCTTTTTGCGTGACATCCTAGAGGAAGAGAATGGGAAAGCTGCGGCCGCCGAAAGGGATCGAGAAACAGCTTAAGGGTACCCTCCTGGGTACGACACCCATCCTTCGTACGCCCGAGGAAATGCTGAAGTCCTCGAAGGAGACCGCTGACCACTTCAAGGCGAAGTTCAAGCGTCTCATCCGGGGGAAGCAATGAGGGACTCCCGACGGTGCGAGTGCGGGCACTACCGCGTGGATCACAACGACGAAAAGCCGAGGTGGTTCGAGACCTTCGCCTACGGAGCGATGAGTACGTTTTTTAAGTCCCGGCTTGGCGAGTGTTGTTTCTGTGATTGTGTGGGATACCTCTACAAGGAAGGTTCCCTTGAAGCAAAAGATAACCCTGGAGTACGCACCCCGATCCTATCAGCTTGACCTCCTGAAGTCCATGCAGGCCGGCGTACGAATGGCCGTCTGCGTGTGGCACCGACGGGCGGGCAAGGATATGACGGCCTTCAACTGGACCATCACCGAGGCCATCAGGCAGGCGGGTGTCTACTACATTTTCTATCCGACCTACGCCCAGGGAAAGAAAATCCTCTGGAACGGTATCGATGCGACAGGTAAGAAGTTCATCGACTACGTTCCCGAGCAGCTTGTCATATCCAAGAACGAGACGGATATGTCAATCAAGGTGAGGACACACGACGATCGTGAGGCCCTCATCCAGGTCATCGGTACGGACAAGATGGACTCGATCGTGGGAACGAATCCCCGCGGGTGCGTCTTCTCAGAGTTCTCCCTCCAGAACCCTCGGGGTTGGGATCTCATGCGTCCCGTCCTACGCGAGAACCTCGGGTGGGCGATATTCATCTACACCCCACGGGGTAGGAACCACGGCTGGCGTCTCTACGAGCGAGCCCAGGGGAGACCGGGATGGTTCACAAGTCTCAAGACGGTAAACGACACAATAAGAGACTCCGAGGTCGACAAGCAACAGGGCCGCTATCTCAAACCCGTTGTGGACGAAGCCGACCTCCAAGAGGAACTCGAAACCGGAATGGACCCCGATTTAATCCAGCAGGAGTACTTCTGCTCATTCCAGGGGGCCCTCCAGGGAGCGTACTTCGGACACCTGGTCGAGCAGGCACGAAAGGACGGTAGGCTTGAGCGTTGCCCCTGGAACCCGGACAAGGGCGTCATCACCGGGTGGGATATTGGTATCGGGGACGACACCGCAATCTGGTTCGCACAATCGCGTGGTCGAGGCGTGGACCTGATTGACTACGACGTCGCCTCGGGTAAGGGACTTGACTACTATGTCAAGCTGCTCAAGGAGAAGCCGTATGCCTACGACCTGCACATACTGCCTCACGACGTTTCCGCGAGGGAGTGGATCACGGGACAGAAGAGGGTCGAGGCCCTGCGAAAATCCCTTGCATCAAGTTTTGGTGGTAGCCAGCGCGTCAAGATTGCTAAAAAACTTCCCATCGACGAACAGATCGATCTTACGCGTCGTTTCTTTGGACGATTCAACTTCGACTTCTTAAAGACCGGCCCGGGTATCGATGCACTCGCTTCCTACACGAAGGATTGGGATGAGAAGCACGAGACCTGGAAGGACAAGCCCCTCCATAATTGGGCGACACACGGGGCGTCAGCACTCATGACTCTCGTAATCGGGTACGAGGACACGTCGAGCACGAATAGGCCACGGCAGACGAAGATGGCCGCTGAGTTCGACGAAATGAACTATGAGAACGATAAACGTAGGCCCCGAACCTACAATTCAGACTTCGATCCTTTAGGAGGGTAAGATGGGACCTATTGCACAGCTATTCGGTGGTGGTAGTCCTCCACCTCCCTTGCAGCTTCCTCCCCCGCCAGCGGCCCCGAAGCCACTCGACGTGGCCGGTGCGGAGAAGAAGCGGCTACGGAGAGGTAGAACAAGCCGACCCACGGTTAAGACCGGCCCGTTAGGTCTCGGTGATGCCGAGTCCAAGGCCGCAACCATCCTCGGAGGGTAAATGTCTAACGACATCGGACAGGGCTTAGTCAAGAGGCTTGACAAGCTCATCGATCGTCGGCGTTTGTTCGAGAAGGATTGGACGGACTGCGCGGACTATATCCTCCCGAGGAAGGCGGTTATTATCCGTGGCCTCGTGGTTGGTACTACTACGACCACGAAGCTCTATTCGTCCACCGCTATCAAGGCGAACGCGGACCTAGCGTCGGCTATGCAGGGAGCCCTGACGAACGCGGCGATCCGTTGGTTCAAGCTCAAGTTTCCGTTCACGGAACTCAATGATGATCCTGAGGCCTCCGCATGGCTTGAGGACGTCTCGAATCGGATGTTCCTCTTCATCCAGCAATCGAACTTCGATGCCGAGGTAAACGAGGCCTACCTGGACCTCGGGGCTTTTGGTACCTCCTGCACCTTCCTCGATTGGGACCCGCAGGGTGTCCGCCTCCGGTACAAGTCACTCACGATCGGTGAGTACGTCATAGCCGAGGGCGCGGACTCTCGGGTGAACCTTGTCGGGCGTAAGACAGAGATGACGCTCTCCCAACTGCGAAAGCAGTTCGGTGACGAGGTTGTCTCCACCGTCGACCGCATGAGGAAGGCCCTTGAGGACGGGCAACTCGACATGAGGTTCAACATCATCCATTGGGTCGGGCCACGCCCCGAGGACCGCCAGGACCCGCGCAAGGCGGACATCGACAAGACGAAGCGACCGTGGGCCGAGTTCTACGTCTCGGTAGAGGACAACAATGCAGTCATCCTCGATGAGGGTGGCTACTTCGAGTTCCCCTGGCTTGTCGCCAGGTGGTCGAAGAACGCGAACGAAGAGTACGGCCGTGGACCGGGGCATACCGCACTTCCCGATGTAAAGACACTCAACCGTGCCCGACAGCTTAAGTTCAGGCATTGGTCGAAAGTGATCGATCCCCCGATGCAGGCCGTCGAGGAAGGCGTGATCGGTGAGATTTCAATGATCCCGTCCTCGGTGAACTTCGTACGAGAATTGGATCAGCTAAAGCCTATCGAGGTTGGGGGACAGCCCCAAATCTCTCAGATCAACGAGGCTGAACTCATTCAACAGATCAAGGAGGTCTTCTTCTCCGACCTCGTTAATCTCCCGCCCGCGCAGGGGACTCCGATGAGCGCGACGGAGGCTGCACAACGCTTCGAGCTTATGGAACGAAAGCTCGGGCCCACCATCGGGCGTCTTAAGACAGAGCTTCTCCAGCCGAACATCGACCGGGTGTTCGGTCTAATGCTACGCGAGGGATTCATTCCAGATCCCCCTCAGTCCGTGGTCCAGTTCTTCCAGGAACAGGGCAATGTCGATCTCCAGGTGGAGTTCGAGGGCCCACTAGAGCGGGCACAGCAACAGAGTGATCTCGTAGCGGTCGAGAGGGCATACGCGTCAATCGGCCCGATAGCGGGCGTGCGACCGGAGGTCTTGGACGTCCTCGATCATGACGCGATCACGGTCTTCGTTGCGAAGTCTGCCGGACTCCCGAGCCACTTTGTAATTCCTGAGGAAGTGGTTTCGGAGGTTCGTGAGCAGAGAGCGAAGGCAGAGCAGGAGGCGCAACAGGCGGCTCTCGCGGCAGAGCAGGGTAAGGCTGCTAAGGCAGGTGCCGGTGCGGTCCGCGAGATAACCCAGGCAGGCATAGACGTCCCAGGCCTGACTGACGGGGCACCGAATGTCGGATAGGGAAGAGCAGGAGAAGGAACTCCTAGAGAAGCAGAAGGCAGAACAAAAGCTCCGTATGCAGCGGGCATACGAGGCCTACAGGACGGTGTTCGGAAACCCTGATTTCGAGGCGGGGCAGATAGTCCTCGAAGAACTCCGCGGCATTTGCTTCGCGGAGAGGACAACTATGGTTCGGTCGTCCATGGGCGGCGGGGACGCTATCCTCACGGCAGTCAACGAGGGGATGCGTAACATCTGGAACTACATCGCAATCAAGGTCAAGATTGCGACCAATCCCCACCTCCTTGAACGAGCGATAAACCGAGCCCTCACAGAGAAGGAGGAAGACTAATGTTTTGGAAGGATAACCTTTTTGGGCCCTTCATGTACGAAGAAGGTGCAAGTGGTGGAGATGCTGGAGCCGCTGGTGGTTCAGTAGGATCAGGTGATGCACCGGCAGGGGGAGATCCCCCGGTACCAGCACCACTCACGTTCGAGAACTTCCGCAAGGCCCTCCCCGAGGACATCCGGGGGGAGAAGATGTTCGACAGCTTCAAGACCGACGAGGAAGGGGTCAAGGACTTTGCGAACTCCTTCATCAGCGCACAGCGTCTCGTTGGGAAGAAGCGCGAGGAACTGATCCCAGGCGAGAACGCGACCGACGAGGAACGCGCTCAGTTCTATGAACTCATGGGACGGCCACAGTCTGCCGATGGCTACGGCCTGACCGAAGAGGTCATGAAGGAGGCATTCCCCGCCGAGGCCAACATGGAATACATCGGTCGCTTCACGGGTGTCGCTCACAACCTTGGTCTCTCACAGGACCAGGTCGAGGGCTTACTCGCATGGCAGGCCGAAGAGGTTGAGCAATCTGCAACACAGATAGCCAACGCGAAGGCCTCCACCGTAAACGAGCTTACCTCCATTTGGGGTGGTGCTGCTGAAAGGCACATTGCTCTAGGACAGCGGGCGGTCAAGGCGCTCGGTGGTGAGGAACTCGCAAACTTCATGAACTCGTCGGGAGCGGGTAACATCCCCGTCCTCGTTAAGGCATTCGCGAAGGTCGGTAGCATGATGGCCGAGCGTGGCCTGATCGAGGGAGACGTCGAAGGACTCCCGAGCCTGGAGGATGCAGCGGCCGAGGCGAACAAGATCGTCTCTGACAAGAGTCACCCGTTGCACGAGGCGTACCACGATGCACAGCACGCGAACCATGACTACGCTACAGACCGGGTCTCTAAGCTGTTTGAGACACGGTATCAGACTGCATAGACCATAGGGGAGAGGATGGGCTGGAGAGGACTACTTGTAAGCATCGTACTGACGGGTTTACTCGCACAACCTGCTCTAGCTCATCCTCGCCTCGACCCAGGACGGCCAGGTGCTGTTGGCTACCTGTTCTGTGTAGATGGTCAAGAAGGTAATATCCACTTGTACCTTTGTGCTCAAACGATGGGTGAGATCCCCTCGACGAATGTAATGGTGTCAATCCTTGAAGGCCTGACCTTCGTCTATGAACTGGAAGAGGTCTTCGAGGTCGACATGGTTATCCTCCCCGTGAACAGCTTCATGAAGAACCAAACGCGGGGTATCTACAACCTCATGACCGGGGAGATTTTTATAAGGGGTGCCGAGCCCGACGACTACCGCCTCGGCTATGTCATGGCGCACGAGATAGCGCACGCAATCTTAGATCAAGTCAAGGAAGTACACGGCTCCGAGCATCATATTCGTCTGGTCTGCGAAGACGAGCTTGCCCCGATCAAGGCCCGATTGGACACCCTTGCAGGGCAGGCTCTCCAGTATGACCATCCGATGCTCATAAAGAAGCTGTGTCGCCCCGAAGGAATGTAGGTCAAGCTCCGGCCCCTACTACCATCCTTCAAATCGGGTCCCGCAAGGGTAAACCCACCGACCGTAGTATCAACAACATTCCTTTGTGAGGGATCAAAGTGAGTAACCTCATCACGGTTGCACGTACGCAACAGTACGCTGCCAACGTGACCCACCTGTTCCAACAGCGCGGGGCGAAGCTCCGGGGCTTAACTCGTATGCAGACCTTGACGGGCGCGAAGCAGCACTTTTTCGAGCGCCTGGGTCCCACGGCCGCTGTCAAGCGGACCACGCGCCACACCGACACGCCGCTGGTCAATAGCCAGCACACGCGTCGGATGGTGACGACCGTGGACTACGAGTGGGCGGATCTGGTCGATCAGCAGGACAAGCTGAAGATCATCATCAAGCCCGAGTCCGAGTACGCCATCAACGCTGCCGCTGCTCTTGGCCGAGCGTATGACGACGCGGTTATTCTCGCGTTTACTGCCGACGCCAAGACCGGTGAGGACGGGGGTACAGCAGTCACGTTCGCGAACGACGGTACTACCGACACGGACATCTCTGCCGCGGCGGTCCTGACCAGCGCGATCATGAACGCGAAGACCGCCCTTGACGACAACGACGTCCCCTTGGATAGTCGTTTCATTCTCGTCAAGCCTGAGTTCACGAACCAGCTTCTCGTCAACGCGACGGTCCCCGTTGCGGCCAGCACAGACTACAACACAATCCGGGCGATCGTCCGGGGCGAGTTGGACACCTGGGTTGGATTCACATGGGTCACGTCCACACGGCTCCCGCTGGCAGCTAGTACCGATTGGTACGTCTTCTGCTGGCACAAGGACTCTATGGGGATGGCGGTCCAGAAGGACTTAAGCGTTCGTATCGACGAGCGCGCCGACAAGTCCTATGCAACGCAGGTCTACGCCTCTGGTTCGTGGGACGGTACCCGCATCCAGGGCGAAGGCGTAGTGCGGCTTCGGTTCGACGCTGCACTCTAGGTTCCTGGTAGTTACCTCAAACCACCTTTTGACCCCGTGTAGAGCGGGGCGATAGGAGAACAGAACTATGACAGCTTTAGTGCCGTTAAAGTCAGCCGAGTACATCCTGCACGATGCTGCTCCCCGGGAGTTCATCAAGGGTGAGATTTGGGGCGGTAAGCTCCGAAGCTCAAGCGCCGAGTTCACGGCTACAACCGTGGGCTTTAGTGCCTCACCCGTGCAGATGATTCGGATGCCAGCGGGTCGAGTGGGAATCTATCCGCTCGTCTCGTTCGTGGATCTTCCCGATGGTGCTGCGACCGCTACTGCCCATGTGGGGTATGGGGCGCACGTTGACGAGGCCGGAGCGACCGTTGCTGCCGACCCCAACGCGTTCCTCAATGCGGAAGACATCGCCACCGGCCCAATCCGCAAGTTGCTGGTGCTGCCTGCTACTGGATTTCTGGACCTGAACTCGCAGGCGGGCTTCGACATCACCATCACCTTCAACACGGCGGACATCGTGGGTACAGCAGCGAAGATCGTCATCTTCTACTCGATGGCGAACTAGCTCGCTTCCACGCGTAAGTGGAATAACGATCTCGGGGGGAGCAATCCCCCCGGGGTCAGCACTCGTTCATTATTACTGAACACTCTCATGGAGTGAACAATGGCCGTAGCAAAGATCGACATCGCTAACCGCGCCCTTGTGAAGCTCGGGGCAGAGCCGCTTACATCATTGTCCGAGGACAATGATCGAGCGGTCTCCTTCAATCAACTCTACGACGCTGTCCGAGAGGCAACACTCGAAGCCTACCCTTGGCGGTTCGCCCTCAAGCGTGCCCAACTCGCGCAGGGTGCAACCGATCCCACCTGGGGATGGGCCTCTGCATTCCCCCTTCCCGCCGATCTGCTCAAAGTAGAATCTACGGACCTCGATAGTTCACCCTGGACGGTGGAGAGGGGAGAGCTTTACTCAGACCGCTCGGAAATGAAGATCGTTTACATCTTCAACGTCACGGACACCAACACCTTCTCACCAACCTATGTCGAGGCCCTCTCTGAGCATCTCGCTTCGGAGATGGCAATCGCGGTCACGGGTGAGGCAAACCTCAAGCAGTTCCATTGGGAACTCTACCTCGCGAAGATCAAGGAGGCCCGTACCCGGGACTCCCAGGCGGGTTCCCCGAAGCAGTTCCCTCGATCGGACCTGGAGAACGAGAGGCACCGATAATGTTCTGCTCCTGTGGTGAGCGCATGACCCGCCTCCTGGAAGAGAGCTACGGTCGGAACGGGAAGTGGTGGATGCTGTGGGAGTGTGCCCCTTGTAAGAACATCGCGAAGGTAGAGGATGCCGAAGACTGAACACATTCAGATGTCCTTCAACACCGGGGAAATCTCCCCGAGGTTGTCGGCGCGTATAGACTTTAAGAAGTATCTCAACGCCCTTGAGACCCTGGAGAACTTTATCCCACTTATCCATGGTGGGGTGAAGCGTCGGCCGGGGTCTCGCCATATTGCGCCTATCAAGGACGAGACCAAGAACGCGAGACTCCTGGAGTTCGAGTTCTCTACGACCCAGGCCTACATCATTGAGATGGGGGAGAACTGGTTCAGGTTCTACCGGAACTCCGGGCAGATTGTCGCGGACGATACTGATGCCGTCATCGCGAACGGCACCTTTGACTCCGATGTAAACTCGTGGACTGACCGTGACTCGGGTACCGGGGCCTCCATCTGGAATGCCTCCGGGTATCTGGAACTCGATGGTGCGGGAGCAGGTAACGAGGCACGCCGGTACCAGGAGGTCACGGTTGGGGGAGCGTTCGATGAGAACACCCACGTCCTCAGGTTCCAGGTAGTCTCTACCGATGTCGCCGGGGAGGTATGCACCCTCCGTATTGGTACCGCCGCGGGGCTATCGGACATCCTCGCGGACACTACATTCAAGAAGGGCTGGCATTGTATCGAGTTCGTCCCGGGTGACGCGGTGGGTACCTTCTTTGTCGAGTTCGAGGCTATCGTCAACAACCTCACGATCGACAACGTCTCCCTGATCGACGACGCCGCGGCCGAGATTGGGAACCCCTACGCGGACGCAGACGTTGCAGACATCCAGTATGCCCAGGACGCGGACGTGATGTGGCTCACGCATTGGAGCTACAAGCCACACAAGCTGACCCGTACCGGGCACGCATCGTGGTCCCTAACTGAGTACACCCCCACGGCCGACCCATTCACCACGGCTACCACCTACCCGAGGGCGGTCGGATTCCACGAGCAGCGTATTCACTTCGCTGCCACGAAGACCGATCCTCAGAGGTGGTTCGCTTCCAAGTCTGGTGACTTCGAGGACATGACCACGGGGACCGGGGATGATGATGCCTTCATATTCACCCTCGCCTCTGGTCGGGTCAATGTCATCATTTGGCTCCAACCTACCGATCGGGGACTGATCCTGGGGACCGTGGGCTCTGAGTTCACGGCCGAAGGAGAAACCAATCAGGCCATCACGCCCACGATCCCCAGGATCAGTCCCCGATCGGTAGGTT